TCCAAGTTGGTTTAAAAAGTAAGATTGTAGAAGATGGGTATAAAATATATAATTAAAGATAATTTTTTAAATCAAACAGATTTTGAGAATTTAAAAAACACGATAATGGGAGAAGACTTTCCTTGGTATTTTCAAGAACAATTTTTTTGGTGTCATATGTTTTTTGGAGAACGCTATGTCGTCCATAATAAATTTTTTAATAACTTAAGCTCTTTTAATTCACCGTACAAGCTACTTCTAGATCCTTTTCTTAACAAATTAAAAATTAAGGCTTTAATTAGACTTAAGGCTAATTTATACCCTAATCAAGGAAAAATGATTGAACATCAAAATCATACCGATTTTCCTTTTAAACATAAAGGAGCAGTTTTTTCCTTAAATACCTGTGATGGTTTTACCGCTCTTAAGGATGGTACTAAAATTCAAAGTGTAGCTAATAGAATACTTTTATTTGATGCTTCCCAGCCCCATCGTTCTTCTACATCTAGTAATACTAAGGTAAGGTGCAATATAAATGTTAACTATTTTTAAACCTTATTTAGGTCTTCCCTCTTGGTTTAAACAATGATATAATTCTTAGATGGAGGCTGTACTCCACCATACCTACAGTCTCCTTTTAAGGATTATTTATGAGTTTAGGATTTGACGCAATATCAGCATTACCATTCGCTACATCAGGACCTGATAATAGTGTAACTGTAAATGCAATTAAAAACCAATTAACTATTTCAATTGGTAGTGTAGGTATTATAGCAGATTCGATTGTTGAAGATGCAGATCCTAATCGATTAACTTTAGGTCTTGGTACTTTAACCATTACAGGAGATTCTAATTTTACTGTTACAGGAAACGCTACATCGCTAGGTTTAGGCTCATTTACAGTAACGGCAGACGCTAATGCTTCTGTTTCAGGAAACGCATTGACGTTAGCAACTGGAAGTGTTACAGTAACAGGAACTGCTTTAGTAAATCCAACTGGAGCTGGTTTGACATTAAGTACTAACGACGTAGGTGTAATTACGTGGAATGAGATTATACCAGGAGCAAATATGGTTTGGACACCAATAGATCCAAGTTAAAATTATGGCATCAACATACTCATCAGATCTTAAATTAGAAATAGTAGCAACCGGTGAAAAAGCTGGTCTTTGGGGTACTATAACAAATACAAATTTACAAATATTAGAACAAAGCGCTAGTGGCTATTTAAATATTAGTATGGCTGGATCTAATATAACTTTAGATTTAACAGATGGTGCAGTATCAAATGGTAAAAATATTTATTTAAAATTATCAGGAACATTAGGTGGTGATAGAACTTTAACAATGCCGGCTAGTTCTGAAAGAGTTTGGATTATAAGTGATGAAACAGTTAGAGGAACATCAAATAGAACTTTAAGTGTTTTAACAGCAAGTGGTACAGCTCAACCTGTGCCTCCAGGAGCATCTTTACTTTGTGTTTCTGATGGAACAAATACAGTTACAAGAATTATTGAAAAAGGTTATGCAACTATAACTGATTCTAATTCTCCTTACACAGCAGTTGCAGGAGCACAAATTTTTGCAAATACAACAGCTAACCCAATTACAATAACTTTACCTGCTTCCCCCGCTGTAGGAGATGAAGTTAGTATTATAGATACTAGAGGAACTTTTGGATCTAATAATTTAACAGTAGCTAGAAATGGTCAACCTATTAATTCAAGTACTAGTAATCTTACATTAAACACAAATGGTCAATCTATTACTTTAGTTTATGTAGACTCTACTAGAGGTTGGGCATATAAATCAAACACAGCATAGGAGCTAAAATATGGCTCTTCAACAAATTAAATTTGCGCCAGGAATTGACAAACAGGATACTAGTGTTGGTGCAGTAGGTCGTTGGGTTGATTCAGATAATGTTAGATTTAGATATGGACTACCAGAAAAAGTTGGTGGTTGGCAATCTTTACTTACAGATACTATTGCAGGTGTAGTTAGAAAGCAATTTGCTTTTGTAGATTTAGTAGGCAATAGATATGTAGCATTAGGCACAGATAAATTTTTACTTATATATTTTGAAGGACAGCTTTTTGATATTACTCCTTTAAAAACAAGTATTACCAGCGCACAACTATCAACTAATTCTACAACAACTGTTACTATAACAACTTCAGCTGCTCACGGTCTTAATGTAGGTGATATAGTTTTATTTGATAGTGTAACTTTACCAAGTGGTACAGGTTTTTCAGCATCAGATTTTGAAGATAAGAAGTTTCAAGTTATTAGCGTTCCAACTCCAACAACTTTTACAATTACAATGGGATCAGCTGCAACCGGTACAGTATCAGCTGGTGGTAGTATTACTTTAAAACCTTATGAAAGAGTTGGTCCAGCAGAACAATCTTATGGTTATGGTTTTGGTATTGGTAACTATGGTGGAACAATTACTGGTGTTGTACAAACTGAATTAGATGGATCATTAAACGCAGACACTACTGGTACAGGTGGAACGGGAACCGCTGTTACTGTAGATTCAACTACTGGTTTTCCAGCTGCAGGAACGATTGCAATAGCTAATGAATTAATTACATATACATCAAAAAGCTCTACACAATTTTTAGGCATTACTAGAGGTACAAATGGAACAGCAACTGCCGGTACATCAAACGGTCAAGCGCATAGTACCAACGCTGTTGTTCAAAACGCAACTGATTTTACAGGATATGGTAGTGCAGTTGAAGCATCAACTATTACATTAGAACCAGGTCTTTGGTCTCTTAATTCTTTTGGACAAGTTCTTGTTGCAACAATACTAAATGGTAAAACATTTACTTGGAATGCAGGGATCGCTGCTAGATTTACAACACACGCTTCAACAACTACAACTAATTTTATAACTACAAGTAATCCAACTGCAACACGATCAACTTTAATTTCACCAACAACAAGACACTTAATTCATTTTGGAACTGAAACAACTATTGGAGATCCAACTACACAAGATGATATGTTTATTAGATTTTCTGCTGATGAAAGTATTAATGAGTATACCATAGAAGCTGTTAACACGGCAGGTTCACAAAGATTACAAGACGGTACAAAAATTATGGGAGCTTTGGTTGCAAAAGAAAATATTCTAGTGTGGACTGACAATGCATTATACACAATGAAATTTGTAGGTGCACCTTTTACATTTGGATTTGAACAAGTTGGTACTAACTGTGGATTGATTGGACAAAATGCTCCAATTGAAATTGATGGTGTTGCCTACTGGATGGGTAATAATGGTTTCTTCTCTTTTGATGGTACGGTTAATACTTTACCTTGTAGTGTAGAAGATTATGTATTTGATGATATTGATACAACTAAAGGTCAACAAATTAATGCAGGTATTAATAATTTATTTACAGAAGTTGTTTGGTGGTATCCATCAACAGGATCTGATTTTAATAATAGATCTGTAGTTTATAATTATGGTCAAACTAATACACCAACACCTATGGGTAATTGGTACACAGGAATTAATATAAATTCTATAAGAACAACTTGGATTGATTCATTAGTTTATCCTAAACCATATGCTACAGCTTTTAATAGTTCTAATACAGGTTCTTTTCCTACAATTATAGGTGAAACAGGATTAGGTCAAAGCGTATTATTTGAACATGAAGTAGGAACAGATCAAATTAATCCAAATGGAAGTACAACAACATTAACTTCTTTTGTACAATCTTATGACTTTGCTTTACAAACAGATCGAGGTATTGGAGAATACTTTTTAGCTATGAGAAGATTTTTACCTAACTTTAAAAATTTGGTAGGAAATGCACAAGTTACTATTTCTGTAGCTGATTATCCTGCAGATCCTAATACAAATACAGCTTTAAGTCCCTTTACAATTACTTTAACTACGACTAAAGTAGATACAAGAGCTCGTGGTAGATATGCAGCAATTAAAATAGAAAATATAGGATCAGGAGAATCTTGGAGATTTGGTACATTCCAAGCTGACCTACAACCAGATGGAAGAAGATAATGACTAGAGTAGTAGTAAGATTACCCGAACCTAAAAAAGAATATAGTGAAGATAATCAAAGACAAATTAATAGATCTTTAACTTCTATTATTGAACAATTAAATTCTACATTTTTAACACAATTAAAAGAAGATTCAGAAAGGTTTACTTGGTTTAATGGCTAATATATATAAAAAAGTAAATGACGATTTAATATCTGGTACTCAAAAAGATGTTTATACAGTACCAGGTAATACTAGATCTTTAATAAAGTCTCTTCATATTTACAATGAAGGTGCTGGGAGTGCTGCTGTTACAGTTAAAATTAATTCAGGCGGTGTAGATTATTTTTATGGTAAACAAAATATAGCAGCAAATGCTACTGAAGAATTTGTTGTTAATATATTAGTGCTACAAGAGAACGATACATTAAAGATGTTATCAGATATTACTGGACCAGATGTAACCGTTAGTTTATTAGAAATAAACAGGGAGGACAGATAATGTCATTTGTAGAGACAGAAGCTTCAATTAGATACGAAGTAGTTAATGGTAAAAAAGTACCAATAATTACACCTAAATGTGAAATAACTTTAACAAACACGGAAACAAATCAAGAGTATATGTCCGATGCAGAAGCATTATCAGATGTACAAAATACAAATACAGATACTAAAGCAGAACATATAAGAAGAGATGTTAAATTAACTGTAGAAGAGGTACATTTAGGAGCAGGAACTAATATATTCTAGATTGACTAGAGAGTAAAAACCTAGTAAATTAAAGGTAATCGGCTTTATTCAAGAATAGCCACCTTGCTATGAACTTCATTTTTAATAAGAAAATACTAAAAGATATGCAAATGATCATATCTTTGTATAAGAAGTTTGATAGGTACAAAGACTTTTCTAGAGAAGATCTTTACTATCACATACTTCCTTCTATTAAATTGAAGCAATATAAGATACATTACGATAAAGATAATGTAATAGGTTTTACGAACTGGGCTTTTTTAGATAAAGATACTGAAGATCATTATTTAAAAACAGGTGAGATAAAAGAGTGGAACAGTGGTGAAACTTTATGGCACATCGATACCGTTTGTAATAAATATTTAAGAAAAATTATGGCTTGGACAAAAAATTATTTTACAAAAACATTAGGGGTTGACCAACCTATTAATTGGTTAAGGATTTCAAAAGATAAAATTTATAGAGTTTCAAAAAGGAAGACGAAGGCATCATGGGTTCAGTAGTAAAACGAATAACAAGACCAATTACAAAAATTGCAAAGAAAATTATACCTAAAGAGATAAGACCTTTCTTACCTTATATTGCTGCGGGCATGGTTGGTCCGGCAGGATTAGGCGCTAATTTTATGTCTGGTATAACTAATCAAGCATTAAGACAAGCACTGGCGGCCGGTATAACATCAGCGGCAACAGATGAAAATGGTAATCCATTAAGAGCAGCAGGTTTAGCTGCAGCTCCAGCTTTATTATCTCAAGGTGTAGGGGCTTTAGCTGGTTCTGGTGGTCCAAATACAGGTGAAGGACTTGCAGGATTTTTAAATAAAACTAAAACTTTAAAAGACAATACAGAAACCGTTAGTTTAGTTGATAGAATATCTAGTATGGCTAATCCAGAAACTTTAGGTGGTCAATTAAAATTAGGTGCAGCGCAAACATCAGTAGATCAAGCTGCAAAGTTTGCAGAACTTAATCAACAAGAAATAGATAAATATAATCAAAGTTTATTATCAGAGGGTATGGCTGATAAAGGTTCAAGAAGAAATGCTATCTATCAAATTTATATGAATACAGGAGCTTATGAAGCAGATGATGTTAATTCTATGTTAGATAAATATGGATACGCATCAGGTGGAAGAGTAAACTTAGCAGGAGGTGGTCTTGAAGAACTTATGTTAGGTATGGATACCGGTCGTTTTCCTAAAGGTTCAGGTGATAAAATGACAAAAAGATTTAAAAGAAATGTTCCTACCATTGATGAATTAATAAATGAAGAAGAAGATATGGATCCAAAAGATAAAATTATAGCAAGTTTAACTTCTAAATTAGAAGAAGATGAAAATAAAGAATTTGACAGATCTTTAAGTCTAGGTGCAAAAGGTTTAGAAAGTTTAAGTAAATCAGGTCATAGTATGGAACCAGTTCCTATGTTAAGATTTGCTAAAGGTGGTGAAGTAGAAGAAGTAGTAGAAGATTTAAGTATTGAAGGTCAAACAGCAGGTTTATTAAGAAATATGATTAGAGAACATGGGTATAATGGAACAATAACTATGTGGAATGACTATAAAGATATGATGAGACAAGGAGAAATTAATATGGGTTTTGAAGAATTTATAAATCAGCATGGGGATATGTTTGGTGGTGCACAAGGTGGATTAGCAATGGCTAGAGGTGGTGAAGTAGAAGAAGTAGTAGAAGAATCAGAAACTTTAATGGCCGGCGGTCCTTACACAACTGGTAGAGATGTTGAAGATGCATTCGGTATTTGGAATGGTATGGGTATAGAAGACAAATCTTTATTTGAAGGATTTTTAGATTTTTATAAACAAGGATCGTGGAGAGATCAAATTCAAGGAAGTGTAGAAGTAGAAGAAGATACTATGATGGCTTCAGCTCCAAGTTTAGAAGATTCATTAAATGAAAAGTCTTTAATGGTTTTTAGAAAACCATATCATGAATTAACAGAAGAAGAAGTTGAATTACTAAATGATTCAAATTCAATGGCACAGGGTGGTATTATGAATAGAAATCTGTTAAATACAGGTATGGATAAAGATATGAGAAGTGGTGGTTTTGTACCA